GGCATACGAGATTACAAGGTGACTGGAGTTCAGACGTGTGCTCTTCCGATCTGGATCATTCTACTTTCTCTCCGACCATCAGCATCACGCTGGGCGGGGAAACCACAAAAGCCGATGCTGAAGAAATCGTCCGCCGGGTAAAACAGGCGATGGAAGATTTCTGGCAGGAGAAGAAAGAGGAAGAATATCACGAGCGCACCCTGCAGGGAGCGTATGCACAGTAGGGGGTGATTTTGTGGCATACACCATTACAGGCGAAAAGTGCGGGACGGTCCGCCTTGACGCTGAAAAGACCGGCGTAGTCGTAACGGAAAGCGTCCAGCGTAGCAGCAAGGTTACGTCAAACCCGGTGGAAAAGGGTTCCGACATCAACGACCATGTTATCAATGATCCGGTGGTCTTTTCCATTACGGGTGTTTTTCTTGACGAAGATCAGTCCGATATTCTGGAAAGAATGTGGAAAGAAAAAGATGTGGTTGAGTATACCGGGCGCACCCGGATCTCTGACTGCGTTATAACCTCGTTCAAATCCGACATAAGCGCTGACAATAAAAACGGCTCAAAGTTCACCGTAAGCCTTGAAGTGATATAATAAAGTTGTAACAGGAGTGGCTAATAAGATATAATAAATCTAACAAGAAAAGAGGTACTCATTATGCCACAAAGTTACACACCAGAATTTAAAAAGAAGATTGTTCGCCTTCATGAGGAAGAAGGACGTACTTACAAAAGCATCACTGCTGAGTATGGAGTATCCAAGGCCAGCATTTCCAAGTGGTGCAGCGAATCTAGTAAAGAATGCCAAACAAAAGCCCTCGAAAATCCAGATACACCAAATGAGATGGAACTTATGAAGGAGAATCTCCGGTTGCGCAAAGAACTGGAAGAAGCAAAAAAGGAGAATCTGTTTCTAAAAAAAGCGGCGGCATTCTTTGCGAAGGCAATCGATTAGAGGCTTATCGGTTTATTGAGCAGTATCATGGGCTGTTTGGTCTGCGCTGGCTCCTTCGGCGGCTTAAAATTTGTCCAAACGCATACTACAACTACCGGAAACACCGGAAGGCAGATTACTATGCCCATAAAACTGAAGTACAGGCACAGATTCAGGAAATCTATCACGCACACAATGGAGTTGACGGATACCGGAGTATGAAAGTTTATCTGGAGCGTAAAGGCTATTTTTACAGTCCAACAACGGTACATAAATATATGAATACGGAGCTGGGCCTCCGTTCGATTGTGCGTCCAAAAAAGCCGGGATATGAACACGGAAAACCTCATAAAGTATTTGAGAATAAGCTTAAACAGGATTTCACAGCGGACGAAATCAACCGGAAATGGTGCACTGATTTCACATATCTCTTTCTGGCAAATCATGATGTACGTTACAATTGCACAATCATAGACCTGCACGACCGAAGCGTTATTGCAAGTATTACAGATCGCAACATTACCAGCGATCTTGCCATACGTACTTTACAGAAAGCATTGGACTCACAGCCTAAGATAAAGGGTGAACTAATTCTCCATAGTGATCAAGGCTCACAGTTTACTTCAAAAGCATTTGTTGAATTCTGTGAATCAGTTCATGTGACGCAGAGCATGAGCAAGGCAGGATATCCATACGACAATGCCCCGATGGAGCGTTATTTCAACACTCTGAAAAACGAGTGTACAAACCTTCATGAATTTAAGACAGAGGAGGCGCTCTATCAGAAAGTAGAAGAATTTGCGTATGTTGAATACAATTATGTGCGCCCACATAGTTTCAATGGTTATGCTACCCCGCATGAAGCAAGGGTAGCTGCATAATTGAATAATGATATTTTTTAGCCAAAAGTGTTACAAAAAAGCTTGACCACAACACCTCAAGGTCATCAACCGGGTATCCGCAGAGTATGTGGCAAGCGGTGAGCAGATGATGTCCGCACAGGATGCCAACGCTTCAAAAAAGGTCAGCAAGTCGCAGACAAAATCGACTACGGCCGATGGTCTGCATACAACGGTGTCCCAGACTATTTCCTCCAGCGCGTATTCCTCTTATGTCAACAGCTATGCGAACAAGGCGGCAAGCAGCAGCGGGCCGTCTGGCCGCACGACAAGGGCCTACAGCGCCGCGTAAAGGAGTGAAGCTATGGAGGGGTTGAAACTCATCGACCTCGGAAATGAGGTCAGCTATATTGATGTTGACACGTCAAAGGTGCCTTATACGTTCTCCGTCAAGCTGGGCGACAGGACGTTTGCATTCAGCATCCGCTACAATGAGGTAGGCGGTTTCTTTACGGTAGATCTGTCGATTGCCAGCACAGGTGAAGTGCTGGTGTACGGTGATATTGTGAGATATGGCCGACCGCTGTTCAACAGCGTGGAGGATGAGCGCTTCCCGGTGCCGGTCATTATGCCGCTGTGCCTGACCGGCGACGATATTTCGGAGGTCACATTTGAAAATTTCGGCAAAGAAGTTCGGCTGTACCTCTGGGAAAGGAATGCAGCGTGAAGTTTTGGAAGCGTCAAGCGACCTTGCAAATAGGGTCGAAGCGGTTTGGCATGGATGATCTCTATTTCAAGTTTACGGTGCCATTTGAGGACAGCGAAAAACTGGGAACAGCGACCATCGAAGCCTACAACCTATCTCCGGCCACTCGCAACAGCATCAAAAAAGGAATGCCGATTATCCTCAATGCAGGATATGAGGGGGACATAGGTGCTATATTCACCGGGAAAGTTTCACAGGTTTCGGACAAGCATAGCGGCACAGAGGTCATTACCACCATTGCGGCCGCTGAAGCTCTGGAAGAATGGCTCTCGAAAGAGGTCAACAAAACCTACACCGCCGGGAGCAAAGCCAGCGCCATAGTAAAAGACCTGCTCAATATTTTTGGGCTTGAGGTTGGAACGATGGAACTGGCGGTGGATAAAGAATACCCTCGCGGCAAGGTCTGCAAGGGCAAGGTGAAAAATGTCCTGACGGAGATTGTGACCTCTGACTGTAAGAGCCGCTTCCTCATAAGAAACGGCATTGTTACCATCAATGACCCCAAAACAGGCACGAAAACAGGATACGTCCTCAGTGCTGAGTCGGGGCTGTTACAGGCAGCGGAAGCCACGGACCGCACCGAAACAACAACCCGCCAAACGACCGTCAAGGATGGAAAAGAAAAGCAGGAGGTCACCTATAAGCGGGAATGCCTGCTGAACTACCATCTGGCCCCGGCGGATGTGGTGAAAATAAAGTCGGATACTCTGAATGGAAACCACCTTATCAAAGGCGGTCAGCATACAGGATGCCCGGATGGCGACTGGAAAACAACGATTGAGGTGAAGCCTGTATGAACGGCAAAAGAGAATATGACCTGAGAGATCAGGAGCGCCGTGAACAGGCGGCCAATGTCCGCGTTGGAGCCTTGTGCCGGGTGGAAAAATTTGACCCTGCGGCCATGCGGGTTGATGTGCAGCCGCTTTCCAAAGCACTGGATGTCGGCGTGTATCGTACCCAGCCGCAGATTTTGTCTGTCCCGGTCGCGCTGGTTCGGGGCGGCGGCTTTGTCCTGCGCCCCTGCTACAAAGCGGGGGATGTTGGGGTGCTGCTCTATATCGACCACGATATTGACCGCATTGCGGCATCTGGAGAAGAAAGCGAGCCGAACACGGAACGCAACCACTCTGATGAAGATGCCGTTTTTATCGGTGCATTTGTGCCGGCATCTAACCCGCTGTCTGGACTGCCGGACAACTGCCTTGTGATGGCGACCGAGGACGGCGGGATCTATGTGGCAGTGAAACAGGACAAGGTGGAAATCAAGGGCGATGTGGAAGTTCAGGGCAAAGTTAAAGTCCGGGATGACGTGATCGCCAAAACGATAAGCCTTGTCAACCACAAACACACGGACAGCAGGAACGGCAACACGTCGGCCCCGCTGCCCTGAGGAGGGAAAGAATGGCAAACATTACTGTTCTGGCATTGGATCCTCAAACAGGAGATTTGTGCTTTGATGCCAATGGGATGCTGATGCTCCGTGAGGATGCAGAAGCGATCGCGCAAAACGTCAGAAACAATCTTCTGACATGGAAAGGCGAATTTCCACTCAATACTGATCATGGAACCGACTGGGAACGTGTTGTGCAGCAGCCCCGCAGTGAAGCGGTGGATGAAGCGGACAGCGTTGTGCGGTCGAGCATTTTTCAGGAACCGTATGTGCAGGAAATCAGTTCTCTTTCCATGACGGCCGATGGCCGGGCGCTCGGTGTGGAATTTTCGGGTGTCCTGTACAATGGCGAAACAATCAGAGTGGAGGTGAATACTGGTGGATGAATACGGATGGGGCCTGACCTCAGCTGGTTTCCGCCGCCCGACATACAATGAACTGCTGGATGCTCTGGAGCATAAAGCGAGGGAATTGTTTGGGGCAACGGCGAACCTGACCGTCAGAAGCCCTCTCGGCCTGTTCCTGCGCATTTTTGCATGGATACTCAATATCCTGTTCTCTGTGCTGGAAGATGTCTACAACAGCCGCTTTGTGGACACAGCGGTTGGCACCTCGCTGCTGAACCTCGGTAGAGCCATCGGCCTACGTGTGCTGTCTGCCCAGAAAGCCAGCGGCTATATCATGGTGACTGGCCCGCCGGGGGTCATAGTACCGGCGGGATGGCTGGTTGAAACTGCGGCTGGCATCCAGTTCTTTGCTGTTTCGGATACTGAAATTGGTGCAGAGGGTACGGTCATGGTGCCGTTCCGCTGCACAAGCACTGGCCCGGATGGTAATGTGGCGGCGGATACGATCACCACCATCACAAACCCCGGCTCGGTAGCCGGTATTACGGCTGTAACAAACCCGGCGGCGTTTACTGGCGGTAGAGAACGGGAAACGGATGAAGAATTCCGCGACCGCTACTATGCCAGCGTGGACTATGCCGGCGGCGTGAATGCGGACAGCATCCGTGCCGCCCTGCTCCAGAATGTTGATGGCATCATGGAAGCAAAGGTGTTTGAAAATGATACTGATGATGTGGATGACTACGGCCTGCCGCCGCACAGCATTGAAGCTGTTGTTTACGGCGGTCTGGACAGCGACATTGCGCAGATCATTTACAAAGAACTGGGTGCCGGCATACAGACGACCGGCCAGAAAGTGGTTGAGGTCATCACCGCTTCTGGAGCAACAAAGGCAATTCACTTCAACCGGCCGCACCCGGTACCTGTCTATGTGAAAGTGGTCGGGCTGTCTACCAGCGGGGACTTCCCCCATGATGGAGTAGACCAGCTCAGAGCGGCTATTGTCGCATACATCGGCGACAACGAAAGCGGCGGGGTGAGCATCGGCGAAACCTTGTATCACCAGCGGCTTCCGGCGGTGTTGTACAAGGTTCCCGGTGTTTTGGATTTCGATGTGCTGATCGGTACGGATGCGGAAAATCTTCAGGCGGATAACATCCCGGTGGATAGCCGCTCCAAGGTTGTCACGGATGATGGGATGGTGACCATCGATGCGTGAATACGGCTATCTTGAAAAGATGCTGGACATGCTGACAGACCCCTATACCCACCGGGATCTACAGAATGTCCGAAAAAACCGTAAGCTGGAAACGAACATCGGAAAACTGTTTTCCCTGCTGGCAGATGGCTTTGAGGTCATCCATAAAAATGCCGAACTGGTTCGGCTGTGGGATGACCTTGAAAATGCTGAGGGCGCAGTACTTGACCGCTATGGAGCCAACTTTGGTGTACAGCGCGGTGCAGCAAGTGATGCCCTCTACCGAATTTTAATCCGGGTCAAGATGCTGGCACAGCTTTCCGGCGGCGATGGCGATACCGTCATCCGGGCAGCGGGGGAGTTGCTGGGTGTTCAGTTTTCGGATATTGAGTTGCAGGACGTGTACCCTGCAAAGGTCGCACTGTATGTGGATCAGAGCTTGCTTTCTGAGGAACGGCTGGCGCTGATAGATCAGATTGCAGTTGCCCTCAAGCGTATTTTGACCGCCGGTGTTGGCCTACGCCTGTATCTGCGGACCTACCGCACATACCGCTATGACCTGAACATTGGTCACGGCGCGATGGTAAATGTGGTTCGCTGGCTTCCTCCCGTTTCACAGGACCGCAGCAGCCGGGTAGATTTCAAAATCGGCCACGGCGGCTTTACCGAAGCTGATTTCTATCCGCCGATTGTTGGAAAAGACCGGCTGTTTGAAAGCCGCTTTGAAACATCAAGAGGAACCAGATCGGAAGAGCGTCGTGTAGGGAAAGAGT